TATCAATGTTGCCGATGAGCCAATAAATTCGGTTTCAAACTCTTGTCGAAATTGTTCTTCAGAAGTGTTTCGTATTGTTTCGCTTTTCCAATCCGCATCACGACCTGGTACTTGAGACCAATGAACCTCAAGTGATTTGTATGTGGATCGTCCCTCTATTGCATCAACCCACATCTTATAGAAATGATTTAATCCACAAGGTGTTGATACAATAATAACTTTTGTAGTTTTACCAGATGAGATAACAGGGTATGTTGAAGTAAAGAAATCATCTGCCATGTTTTTAGGAACGAAAGCAAATTCATCTAAGAAAATTAAGTTGTATGTACCACCACGAACACCAGATGCTGATGTTGCATATGCGGCTATCTTAGATTTGTTCTCTAACTCAATATTACCTTTGTTCCAAGTAATGATACCTTGTTGCAACCATATTGGTAAATACTCATAGGCATATTGAATACGACCTAGAATGTCACGAGCAAGAGCACCTTTGTTTGCAAGAATAGCAATACTGTAGTCATCTTGAAATAAAACTGACCAAAGCATATAACCCACAGTCGTAGTTGTTTTACCAACTTGACGAGGCATCTTTGCAATACAGAAACGATTGTTATGAAATGTTCTGACCATGTCTTCTTGGAACGGCCACATTTCAAAGTTAATAAGTCCTCGGTCTACGTTAACAATTTTAACATAGGTTCTAATAAAATACACCGGGTCTTCAGTACACTTTATAATTTCCGCAACTTGTTCCTCGGTGTAGGATATTTCTACACCAAGTTTTTTTAAGTTCGAATTTCCAAGATATCCACCAGCATCTATCATATTATTTAATAATACTTCTCAACATCCATGATTTCTTTTGATGAGCACCAAGAAGTTCTTGTAAAAAGTTTGATACAGCAGGCTCATTAGCTTGTTCAGCGGCTACTATACCTGCACGAAGGTGTATGATATAACGGTCATTGTCCAATTTTAATTGTGTCATCATTTCCATTGCGGTTGGAATAATATCTACTGCTTCTTCAATATCTGCCAATTCTAAAAATCTTTCCATAGAACCTGGTACATAAGAATCCAAATATCTCACATGTTCTGCAATCAAATCGGTTTGTGCAAATACTTCAGTATAAAAACCATTTAAGAAATCATGGTATTGAGGAAAGTTAGGACCCTCAATATTCCAATGATAGTTGTGCGACTTCAGATACAACGCAAAGTTTGTACCTAAAATTACTTTAAGTTGTTGAATTAATTGTTCCATAATACTATTTATTGTTCTTTAAAAACTTAACGAGTTCAGTTGTTGATCCAACAAATACAGCCTTATCTATATTCGTAGTTGAATTATTTTTTGATTGAGTTGGATCCAAATCTCTTTTGCGTTTTTGAATTTCTAATAAATCTTTGTTTAAGTCACCAAGATTTTTAATGAGTCCTGCGGCAACTTCATATGCTCTTGGATGTTCTGATGCATTGGCAACTTGAAGTAGATTGTCAATTGCACTATTACCTTTTGAAATTAAATCACGAATATTTGTTCGTGCAAATTCAGCATCATCTTCAATAGGTGATTTAACTTCAACTATTGAAGTTTCAAATTGAATAGGTTCAACATCCAATACTTCAGATAATTTTTGATTCAATTTATGCATTAAAATGTGCGCCCAGTAGTTACTGTCTCTGAAAATCCAAATTCATCATCTGGTTCGGCAGTCAATGGCTTTGGTCTTGTTGTTATTGTTGTTGATTTTAATGGTGTTTTGTCAGCAGTTTTAATAGTAAATGTTGCACCAGTAAAATCACCACGAACAACATCACCAACAGCCAAATAATCATTTAATGATTCAACTATTAATATACCATTATTTACATTACTAAAATATGAAACTGTACCATGCACATCTCTATCAGTAACTCTAATTGTTTCTGAATCAGAGAATCGCCCAACACCATTTGCAAAGTCTACAAAAACTTGTTGTTCAAGTAAACTATTTGGTTGAATGTATAGGTTTGTATTGGCCACATTAATAATTTTACCAGTTTTAACTGGAGGCCAGATATGACTTTTTGCGGTAAATTCTAAATTCCAAATAATCATGCGAGTTTCCATCATGTCGCCTTCATAAGTGGTTTCATTTGAAACTGAATTCAGAATGATAGGCATATCATATTTTGGGTCCATCAAAGGAATAAAATCAACAGTCACACTAAAATCTGGTGTAAAGAATGGTAAAATTTGTTCTAGTATCTGTGTGCCATCTTCTGTGTTTCTTACATAGATTGATAATGAAAAATCAAAATTGTAAGGCACAGGAACATATTGTGCATTTACAGTTGTTGCATTATTTGCAGAAAAATTACGAACAGTAGTAGGTAATTTTCTACTTGAATCATAACTCATTCCTGTCATCTCAAATGAAATTCTAGGAACAGTTGTTGCAATTGATTTTGTTAATGTTGGGTCGGCAGTTAATCGTGTTAGATATTTTTCTTTTGCGCCCCAATTCAAAGGAACTTTTATAGTTTCTTTTGCAGTCAATCCATCTTTGGTATAACGAACCAAATAAATGTCATTGAAAACTGTGCCAAACGCAACAACTATTTTGCGTATTGTTCTATTATAAAATGTAGCATTACCAAGCATTTTTAAGCCTCACCAAAAGGATTAGTTTCACTAAAATCAATTATAGAATCTGCTTCACCTTCAATTAAAGAATTGTCCATAATATCTTCAAATGCAGTATTGTCATTGTATGATGTATTTGCAGTACCAAATGAAGTCCACGATGCACCACTTGTTGCACCTTTTGTTAATGTATTATTTGCAAAAGTTCCTATTGTGCGAATAACATTCAATTTTCTTGTTGTTGAAGACCAATCATAAACAACTGATTGGAATGTTGCATTTGCCAGAGTTGCTCCCTGATAAGCAATTTCATCTGCTACAAATGTACCAGAACCGCCTGCGGCTAATGTAAGTTGTGTTCTCTTATAGGCATCACGAATCTGTGCATCAATTTCATCATTACCTGTATCAATAACTTCTTCAGAGAATACAAACTGTTTCATTTTTAATGCATAAACATATACATTTCCACCACGACCACGACCCAATGTGTAAAACATTGCTTGGTCATTTTCACTTTCAACATGTGTAATTTCAAAAAAGTTTTGAACAAGAGGTGCGTAAATCAAATCACCTTCTCTTGGGCGAATAAGATTTGATGCACCTGTTGCATATTTGAATCTACGGCGAGATACTAAAAAAGTAACTTCATCTCTAATCTCTAAACCAAATTTAGAAATGAAATCACCTTCACCATCCATACCTGTAACATTTTCAAGGTACATTTCAATTGGATATGCAGTTACATATTGTTTAAGAGTGTCTTCTCCATATAACATATCTACAGAATCACGACTTGTTCTAGGAAGATAATAAACATCTAGCCCATGAATTTGCATCGCTTCAATAACGAGGTCCTCAACCAGTAATTGCTCACTGGTGATTTGATCCGTTGGTGCGTTATTAAAATAGAAATTTGTAGGCATCTTTATCCAGTAAAGATTTCACTAGGTAATAACATATTATACATTTCTTCTTCAATTTTATCTATATCCGTTTGTGCTTCATCCCAAATTTCTTTTCCATTTAAGGTAACACCACCAGGCATTTGAATACCACCAAATTTTTTCATATTTTCTCCCCACTGCTTTTTAATTAATGCAGTACCATATCTCTTTAGAAACTTATCATTCCAAACATCTGAAACACCGGCCTTTGTCATTGTAACAGAAGTCACATTTGCAGTTACCGTATTTGCAAGTGTAATACTTGTTGGTGAATTAATTTTACGAACTTGAACTTCTTGATTATCAGATAATGTAATGATATCATTTTCAAGTATTTCTTGGTCAAATATTGTTGATGTTCCTGTCATTGTATTGGAACTTGTGTTACCAGTTAGAGTACCTGTTAAAGTAATTGTATCAGGCCTCATTGCTCGCATACATTGAATAACAACATACTTACCCACTTCTGCATCACGTTCCCAATCAATATCAAGAAATATTTTATTTTGTTTACGATTAAATCTAAATTGTGGAGTACCAGAGAATAACAATTCTAGTGTACGGAGATGTTGCATGGTGATTTCATATGACACATACGATACCGATGTGAAGTCATAAAGGTCATGCAAACGCAATTGATAACGCAAATCAAACATATTAATTGATGAAGTTGAATCATCAAATGATTGAACAGACATAACAAAGATTACGGGGTCTGGAACATATATCCAACGTCTATCAATATCAGCTTGTGTGAATTGATGTTTCATATAAATTTTTTCGCAACCATCAAAATGGTAATCTTCAAAAAATTGAAGTGCGTCATCAATACGGTCTTCAACTTGGTCATCATCCACGTTGATTTGAATAACAGGATGGCCAAGTCTTCTTAGGCAGTAATCTTTGAATGTTTGTCTTGATGTAGGTTTAGCCATATTTTATCCTAGTGCAATTGCAAGTGCCAACACATCGCCAATTGAAGCGCCAGCAGAAATTGCGGCATTTGAAACTGAAGTTATTCTACCAAATGTATCTACTGTAAGTGTAACGGCTGTTGTGGTGTTACCATAAGTTCCTGATGTGACGCCAGAATTTCTAAGGCCAATATCTAAAGCATCAGTTCCAGCATCAGAATTAATAAAAATGCCATTTGCACTAGCGGCAGTAATTGTTAAAGTATCATTATTTGCATCAGCAACTAAATTTGTTCCATTTGCTGAAACTGTTGTAAATGCTAATTGTGCAGTTTGATTTGCTTTTGTGAAAGCACCTTGTGCATAATCATAAGCAGTTTTAACTGAGTTTGGAGTTGCGGCTGTAGTTGTGCTTGTTGAACTAATTGAATCTGTTAACTGCACTATACCAGATACGGATGTTGTTCCTGATTGAATTGCAGTATTTGTAACTGCACTAACTCTTCCATATGCATCTGTGGTGATAACAGGAACATAAGTTGTATTACCATAAGTGCCGGCAGTACCTGTATTTGCTAATGCTACAAATGCAGTTCCATTTGAAGTTAGAATTGCACCAGTGGTGTATGATGTTGCATTTGCACCACCTTGTGCAAACGGAAGAACACCAGATGTAATCTGTGTTGTTGAAATCTGAATTAATGTATTTGTTACGGCAGAAACTCTACCATAAGCATCGGTTGTGATTACTGGATGATAGGCCGCATTGCCGTAGACGCCAGCAGTTCCTGTGTTTGCTAATGTTGCAAGTGATGTACCATTATATGCAACGATACCATTTGTGAATGTAGTTTGATTTGTACCACCATTACCAATTGGTAATGTTCCTGTGACGCCAGTCGTTAACGGTAAACCAGTTGCACTTGTCAATACTGCAAAAGATGGTGTGCCAATGTTTGGTGTTGTAAGAACAGGACTTGTGTTAAGAACAACAGAACCAGTACCTGTAGAAGTTATTACTCCAGTACCACCTTGTGCAACTGCTAATGTACCAGAAGTAATTGCAGCCGCAGAAATTACGATTGCAGTATTTGTTACAGCAGTTACACGGCCTTTTGAATCTGTAGTGATTACAGGAACATAAGCTGCATTAGCATAAGTTCCAGCAGTACCCGTAGCTGGTAATCTTGCATCTGCCAATGTACCAGAAGTAATAGCAGCAGTATCTATTGCAATCGCTGTGTTTGTAACGGCACTAACTCTTCCATAAGCATCAGTAGTGATTACAGGAATATAAGCAGCATTAGCATATGTTCCGGCAGTACCAGTATTTGCAACCGATACAAATGCAGTACCATTTGATGTTAAGAATGTTCCAGTAGTATAAGTGATTGCGTTTGCGCCGCCCTGTGCAAACGGAAGAACACCAGATGTAATCTGTGTTGTTGAAATCTGAATTAATGTATTTGTAACTGCACTCACACGACCATATGTGTCAGTAGTGATTACTGGATGATAGGCTGCATTACCATAAGTTCCTGCCGTACCAGTATTTGCAAGTATTGTAACTGCACTTGTTCCAGAACCAATAAGAATTCCACCGGCAGTTAATGTTGTTGCGCCTGTACCACCATCTGCAACTCCGATTGCTGATGCAAGACTTGATACAGTACCACCAGTAATGTTTGCTCTTAGTGTGGCAGTATTAGAAGCAGTTAAAGAACCAGTTGCAAGTGCGTTTGATGTTGGATCAGTAGTTAAATCTTTGAACAAGAAGAAGTTTGAACCTGCTTGTCTTACAAGACCTGCATACTTTTGACCTGTTGCATTATATGTTCCGTAGAAACCAATATCTAAACTATCACCTGCGGTGTTGTTGTTTGCAAGTTTTAATAATGAATCAGATGTGGATACAGTTGAAGTGTTAACAGTTGTAGTTGTACCATTAACAATTAAGTTACCAGTAATTGTTGTATCGCCTGATATTGTACCACCAGATGAATTAAATTTAGTAGAGGCAAAATTGTAAGTTGCATTAATCGCATTTGCAGTTGCAGCTACTGAAGTTAAAGTTGAAGTTACTGTATCATTTAATTGAACAATACCTTGAACAGAAGTTGTTGAAGATTGAATTACAGTATTTGTAATTGCAGTAACACGGCCTTTTGCATCTGTGGTTATAACAGGAATGTGAGTAGAGTTTGCGTAAGTACCAGCAGTACCTGTAGCTGGAAGTCTTGCATCAGCTAGAGTACCAGAAGTAATTGCTGCCGTGTCTATAGCAATA